TATTTAATAGTACGTCTCGTTACTAACCCAAAAAGTTAGTGTATGTATTTACGTACTATTAAATCTTATAATTAAATATAAGGAGCAAAGACTATGAGTAATATTATAAAACTAAAAGGTAAAACAAGTAAAGGTAAGAATCGTATTAGAGAACATGGTGAACTATGGAATCAAATAACCTTGGATGAAATAGGGTTAGTTTCTTCACGTAATCCACATCTAATAGATAGATCTATACAGCCTATAAGATCTCACCTTACTGGTGAATGGAGATGGTTTGATTTCCATATTGATAAAGATTTTGAAATTATTACTAAGTAAGGAGCAAAGACTATGAGTAAATATAAACTACTTGGTGCTGGCACTAATGCCAAAACTATCAAAGGTGATGGTGATGAATACATCACTGCCATCCTATATCTTAAACCATCTCTGATGTTGTGTCCTATGTCAAAGAAAGCACACTGTCTTGATGGTTGTCTGTATAGTGCTGGCCGTGGTGCTTTCAATTCAGTACAAGAAAGCCGTACTAGAAAGACAAAGTTCTTGATACAAGACCGCTCTGGATTTATGCAGACATTACAAGATGATCTAGATAAGTTCTTAAAGTATTGTATTAAGAAAGATGTTCAACCAGTTGTAAGATTGAATGGCACTAGTGACTGGAACTTTCTAGAAATTATCAGAGATAATCCAGACATTCAGTTCTATGATTATACTAAGGTTTACAATAGGTTAGACAAGAACCTTCCACCAAACTATCATGTAACACTAAGCTATAGCGAAGCTAATGCAGACTACAAAGATAAAGTAGTAGCTAAAGCTAAAGCAAAAGGTGTGAACCTTGCTGTAGTGTTCAGAGATAAGAAGAAAATTCCTACTGAATTTTTAGGAATGAGAGTTGTTGATGGTGACCAAGATGATCTTAGATTTCTTGATCCGACAGGTGTAGTGGTAGCTCTCTATGCTAAAGGACAAGCAAAGAAAGATACTAGTGGTTTTGTTGTTGACATATAAACTAATTACTGTATTATATAGTATGTACTTACGTACTATATAATGCAGTTAATTAAAGGAGAAGTTATGGCTAAGTTATTATATAGATATTTAAGGCCAACTAAATTAGATAAACGTATACTAGCGTATGAAGTTGATAGGTCTTTTAGATTAGGTAAACGTCTTAACATACTAGCATAGGAGTAAGTAATGGCTGAAGAAGTATTAAGTTATCTTGAATGGTCTAATGACTATGAAAGAAAGTATAATGTAATGCCAGCATGGTGGTGGAATCAATATAAAAGAGAAGAAGCCTATGAAAAATATAAACGAGGGGAGGTCTTTGACTAATGGGTGATGTAAAAGAATTGCTAGAGCAATACTACGAAGAAGCATTAGACATGGGCATGACTGAGGAAGATGCAAAGGTTTGGGCATATGATAAGTTTCACAACTGGACAGGAGATGAGTAATGACAAGACTAGATGAAGTAATAAAAGCTAAAGTTGAACGTGAGATAGAGTTAGGATTGCAAAGTCCTACTCAAGGGTGGGCTATGTCTGAGATCCTTTCTAAGTTTAGTGAACAGGATCGTGAGGTAGCTAGAGCATACATACTCAAGCGTAGTGGAAAGGAGAAGTACATATGAACAGCAGAGAGTACAATAGCAAACTCTTAAAAAGAATTAATAGTTCTTTAATATTTAAGAATGATCTAGGTGCTGATGCAAGTACAGAAGTACTTGAGTTTATTAAAAAGAAAGAGCGTGAAGTAAAACAATTCCAACAAGGTTACGAAGAATTTTTAGATAGGAAGAAAGGATAAAATATGTTTGATCACAGTCAATTAGATTTTAAAGTAGAGAAGTTTAACCTGTTTCATTTTGGTGAGGAAGGTCATACACACTCACAGTACAAAGTACCAGCTAACATTGGTGTTGGTCTTAGACGTAAGGACACTAAGCAACCACTAGGCATAGTGTCTGAGAACTATGAAGTAGTTCAGTATATGGACATCGTAGATGGTGTTGAGCAAGCCATTGCTATGTCGGGGTTAGACTTAACTAATGCTGAGTTTCAAACTAATGTTCACGATGATGGAGCTAGGATAGAACTTACGGCTAAGTTTCCAGCACATGAGCAAAGCATAGGCAAACTTACTGATACTGTTATACCTGAGTTAAAGTTTAGGACGTCACAGAATAGGACATGGGCTAACAATATGATGGTTGGCTTATGGCGTTCTATGTGTTATAATACTTTGGTTAGTGGTGACAAGCTGGCTTACATCTATGGTAGACACACAAAGAACTTTAATGTCAGTGGGTTTGCTAAGAAGATACAAAATGCTGGTGAGTTTATAGTAGGTGAAGGTATGACTGAGATGCGTACTTGGTATGATACTAAGGTTACTAGACCACAAGCTATTGATTTGTTTAGTAAAACTATAGCTAGACGTACTGACAATGTGACTAGAAAGAAGGTAGCTAATAAAGTTATGCTATCTAATCTTATGAAAACATTCGATGAAGAGTCTAGACATTTACATGGTAAAGGTAACTATGATAAGTATGGTACGAGTGATACTGGTAGTCTATGGTCTGCATATAATGCAGCTACATGGTGGTCTACGCATGGTCAGACTAGGCAAGGATCATCCTTACATAATGCCAAGCCTATCAGAGAAGAAAAGGTACGTAAGATGATAGGGTCTGAAGCATGGAAGGAGTTGTTAGTAGCGTGAACTGCTGGCACTGTAAGACTGAGTTAATTTGGGGTGGTGACCATGACATAGATCATGAAGATGATACCTATGCTATGGTCACTAACCTGAGTTGTCCTAACTGTGAGAGTATCGTAGATGTTTACTATCCAAAAGAAAAAGAAAAGGGATAAATTATGGTAATAGTATATGCAACTTCAAGTATACATAGGGAAAAGTGGGCTGTGTTTGATAGTGAAGAAGTTTATTCTGCCTGTGCAGATTCTCTGGATACACTAGCCAAACAATCTAGAATGGAAATTACTACTAGTGAAGTGGAGAAAGAAGATGAAGACATATAATGTAAAGACTTATAGGTCTGTTATGTTTGAGTTAAATCATTGTGTTAAGGCTGTTGATAAGGAATCAGCAATAGATCAATGTATAAATTGGTTTGATGATGACACAGAAATAATGGAGCATGTTAAGGATTGGATTGACCCAAGAGAAGAGACAGTATCAATAGAGATTGTTTATGTAGAGGAGGAAGAAGATGCCTGAAGAATTTGAACATGAGTTAATTGGTGTACTACAAGAACACTACGGTAAAAACTTTGACTATAATTGGGACAGTGAAGAAGATGGATTTTATATTCGACTAAGAGTATGGAAGGAGGAAGAGAATGATTGAAGAAAGACTTGATGACAGTAATGAAAGAAGAAGAGAACTCTTTGAAGAGTGGCTACATACAGCACCTCATGGAGAGTTCTGGTCTATCGAAGAGACATGGGATGACGAAGCTACGCTAGGATTTCGTGTAGACTTTGCAATAGTAAGGAGGGGAGAATGATAGTATTTAATGATAGCTATAAGTCAGAAGGATTTGAGATAGGCATAGAAGAAGCTAATAAAATATTGATTGATCTTGGTTTACATTTAGAGTATAAGTTTATAGAAGATTATGTAAGTGACAATGGTGAGTATGCTTACACTCTAACAGTAGAGAAAAGAAAGGAACCTGTAGATGCCAGCCAGATGGACTTGCTGTAACTGTGGCTGTGTACATTGGGATGGGTTGGAACCTATCTCATGTATCATGTGCAACCATGATGTATTTGTAGACAATCCTGATACTTATTATAAACTTAAACAAGAGGAGAAAGATAATGCAAAAGATAAAGAAACCACAGACAATAGTTAAGTGGGGTCACGAAGATATTACTATGCTTGAGTTGTTCGAAGAGTTAGATAGATGTGTTGCTAGTCCTGTAAGAAATTTACATGAGTTAGAAGGTGACATGTATATGTCTGACTATCATAAATTATCTGAGGCTCAGTGGAGAATATCAAGTACACTACAACTACTTAAAGGAGATACTGATGATTAAAGAAGGTAAAGTATGGGGCCAGACTATCCCACTGCTACAATCACCAGCCGTAGAGATACATCGTATCAACATAGAGTTAGGTGGGTACTGTAGTAAACATGCTCATCAATCTAAGATCAATGCTTTCTATGTTATCTCTGGTCATCTAGAGATCAAGAGATGGAAAGAATATAAGTTAATAGATAGCACATGGTTAGAAGAAGGTGATCTATCTATCGTACCAGCAGGTGAGTACCATCAGTTCATGGCACATCAAGAGACTGAAGCATTAGAAATTTATTGGACAGAACTTAATCATAATGATATAATGAGAGAAAATGTTGGAGGAATATAATGTTACTTATTTGGTTATTAAATTTATTATTTTAGGATATATAATATGTCGTATATAATTATACAAATGGAAAGCGATCCTCTGGATATAGAAACAATTTCTATATTACCTGAAGAGGATGAGCTAAAGGTCAGACAGTTTAAGAAAGAAGAAGATGCAATTAGATTCTTATATAAACATGGTATTGAAGATGATTATGATACAAAGATTGTGAGGTTACATTGAGATTTTTATTGTACTATATATTAATGTTATTTGTTATTATGATGGCATTTATTTTAACTACTAATACATCTAAAGCTAGCGAGTATGACATAGAGTGTATGGTAGAAGCTATCTATCATGAGGCTAGATCAGAAAGATTTATAGATCAGATAGCTGTGGGCAACGTCATATTACAAAGGGTTAAGGATAAAAGATATCCTAACACTGTATGTGATGTAGTACACCAAGCTAAAAAATGGAAGGGAAAATTAATAAGAAACAAATGTCAGTTCAGTTACTACTGTGATGGTAAGTCAGAAAATTATAAAGAGTTAGATGCACTCTTAGAAGTTATGGATACATCTGAATTAGTACTACAAGGTGTTATGTTAGAGCAGACAATGGGGGCTACACACTACCACACTTGGAAGGTATCCCCTCGTTGGTCACGTAGTCCTACATTTATTAAGTTAGGTAGGGTAGGATCACATATCTTTTATATTGACAAAAGTAAATAAAAGGAGTAAGCTATGGTACGAAATCATTTAGAAGTAGAGAATAAACTACACGAACATATTAGAACATTAAAGATACAGTTAAAAGAAAAAGATGATACGATATCTAAGCTAAGAAAAGAAAAAGGTTTACCTAATAAAACTAAGTGGATAGAAAAAGATGACTAAAAATTTATGGGAACGAGATCGTAGGCGTATCTTTAAAAAATATCTTAGAGAATATCTAAGTGAAGGGTATGATCGTAATGAAGCTGGTATCATGGCTAAACGTGAGACAGATGATACCATGTCAGACCAAGAAAACTTTGTAAAAACATTATGGAATAATCAAGATGAGTAAAAATAAATGGCAACTTGTTCTTGAAAAAGATGTAGGTTCTATTGTCGTGGAAACATTCCCAACTAAAGATATAGCACAAGAAGAGCTACGATACAGAAACTCCCTAACAAGAGCAATGGGATATACTCCTGACATTAATTATATTATAAAAAAGATTAATTAAAACTCTAGAGAGATAGTACTTACGTACTCTCTAGAGTTTTTAATTATATAGGAGATTCGAATGGAAGCTAGACCTATTATGGGGCCATGTCCTCACCCTCACTGTGACTCAAGCGATGCTCACGCAACGTATCCTGATGACGGTCACTCGTTTTGTTTTAGTTGCGAAACATACACACACGGAGAAAAAAATATGCAGACATCACAGGTACTTCCTATGACTAATCGTGCAACGTCACCACTTAAAACAACTGGTATAGCTGATGCTATAGCTGAACGTAAGATATCCAAGACAACTGCTATGAAGTATAATACTGAAGTCATCAAGGCTGGTTCTATAAACATACACCACATATACAAATACTTTGACCAAGGTGGTAATCACATTGCCAACAAGGTCAGGGAAGTACAGAACAAGAAGTTCTGGTCTGAAGGTAATCTGTCTAGTGCTGGTTTGTTTGGTCAGAATATCTTTGGTCAGGCTGGTAAGTACATCACAGTATGTGAGGGTGAGATAGATGCTATGTCTGCTTACGAGATGCTAGGTTCCAAGTGGCCTGTGGTATCTATCAAGAACGGTGCTGCAAGTGCGTATGAGAACTGTAGCCAAGCCTTTGAATACCTCAATAAGTTTGAGCATATCGTATTATGTTTTGACAACGACAAGGTAGGTAGAGAAGCTGGACTAAAAGTTGCTGGCTTGTTTGAACCTAACAAGTGCTTGATCATGGACATGGAACTGAAGGATGCCAACGAGTATCTCAAGACTAACCAACGTGAGAAGTTCTCAAAGGATTGGTGGAACGCAAGTCCTTTTACACCAGCAGGTATTGTAAATCTTTCTGAGTTAGGAGATGATCTATACAAAGAGAACTACTGTGAGACTGTGCAATATCCTTGGCCTCAGATGAATGACAAGACCTATGGTATGCGTACTGGTGAGCTAGTAACCTTTACTAGTGGGGCTGGTATGGGTAAGTCCAGTATCATTCGTGAGCTTATGCATCACATCATGTCCAGTACCAAGGATAACATTGGTGTGCTTGCTATGGAAGAGAACATCAAGAACACAGCGTTCAATATCATGTCGGTTGAAGCTAACGCTAGGTTATATATCAAGGAGATCAGAGATCAATACTCTATGGAGCAACTCAAGGAGTGGGAGAAAGCCACCATTGGTACTGGTAGGTTCTTTGCGTTTGACCACTTTGGATCTATCTCTAACGATGAGATACTAAGCCGTGTACGTTTTATGGCTAAAGGACTAGGCTGTAAGTGGATCATACTTGATCACCTTTCTATCTTAGTATCAGGTCAAGAAGACAATGGGGATGAGCGTAAGTCTATTGATATTCTTATGACCAAGCTACGTTCTCTTGTTGAAGAGACAGGTGTGGGGCTGTTACTTGTAAGTCACTTACGTAGACCATCAGGTGATAGAGGACATGAGGACGGTAGAGAAGTATCTCTATCTCACCTCAGAGGTTCTGCTAGTATAGCACATCTTAGTGATAGCGTCATTGGATTGGAACGTAATCAGCAAGCTGAAGATGAAATAGAATCTAACACCACCACCATTCGTATCTTAAAGAATAGGTACACAGGTGATACTGGTGTCGCTTGTCGCTTGCATTATGATAAAGAAACTGGTAGAATGACACAGATTGATAACCCTTTTACTGAGGATTAATTATGGTAACAGCAGTAGTTGACATTGAAACTGATGGTTTCAACCCTAGCCTTATACACTGTATTGTAGCATGTGATTATAATACAGGTAAAGAAAAGGTATGGGTAGGCAATCAGTGTAAAGACTTTGCTACGTGGTCTACACGTATCGACAAGTTTATTATGCATAATGGTATCAGCTTTGATGCTCCTATACTTAATAGACTTACAGGTTCTTCTATTAAACCTACACAGATACGTGATACTCTTATTGAGTCTCAGCTTTACAATCCTGTAAGGGATGGTGGACACTCACTCAAAGCATGGGGTGAGAGACTTAACTTTCCAAAGGGTGACTACACAGAGTTTGAAGTATTCACAGAAGAGATGCTTGAGTACTGCAAGCAAGACGTTAAGGTTACTCGTAGAGTAGCACAAGAACTAGAGAAAGAAGGTAAAGACTTTTCACAAGATAGCTATGAGCTTGAGAGAAAGATCAGGTTAATAATAGATCAACAAGAAAAGAATGGTTTTGCTTTTGATATACGTAGTGCTATATCTTTCTTGTGTGTGCTTGAAGAGGAGCAACGTGATCTAGAAGACAAGGCACAAGAAATGTTTGAGCCAACTAAGGTTGAACTTAAAACTAAGACCAAGTATATTCCTTTCAATATTGCTAGTCGTAAGCAGATAGCTGAACGTCTTATGGAACGTGGTTGGAAACCTACAAAGAAAACAGATAAGGGTAATGTTATAGTCTCTGAAGAGATACTAGATACTATTGACATGCCTGAAGCTAAGATGTTCAGTAGATACTTTCTTTTACAGAAGCGTACTGGTTTACTTAAGTCTTGGATACAAGCGTCAGAAGATGACGAGAAGGTTAGAGGTAGAGTTATGACACTACGTACTATCACTGGACGTATGGCACACAACTCTCCCAACATGGCTCAAGTGCCAGCAGTGTACTCCCCATATGGTAAGGAGTGTCGTTCTCTATGGACTGTATCTAATCCTGATACTCATGATCTGATTGGCACTGATGCATCTGGACTAGAGTTACGATGTCTTGCTCACTATATGAATGATTCTAACTTCACACAAGAAGTTGTACATGGTGATGTACATACAGCTAACATGAAAGCTGCTGGTCTTACAGACCGTGATCAAGCTAAGACTTTTATATATGCTTTTCTCTATGGTGCTGGCCCTGCTAAGATAGGTAAGGTTGTAGGTGGCTCTGCTAGAGAAGGTCAACAACTTATCACAAAGTTCTTATCTAACATGCCAAAGCTTAAGACACTACGTGACAATGTAATAGAAGGTTCCAAGAAAGGAACACTAAGAGCTTTAGATGGTAGGTTACTACACATCAGAGCAGACTATGCATCTCTAAATACTTTACTACAGGGTGCAGGTGCTATCATATGTAAGCAATGGTTGGTACATATGTATGAGATGATACGTAAGTCAGGTGTTGATGCTAAGTTAGTTGCGTCTGTACATGATGAGTATCAGTTTGAAGTGATAAAGAAAGACGGTGAAAGGTTTGGAAAGATCACTAAGGATGCTATGAAACAAACAGAAGCTACATTAAAAGTTAGGTGTCCTCTTGATTGTGAGTATAAAATCGGAACAACATGGATGGAGACACATTGATATGCCTAGCAAAGAACAATACTGGAAAAACCCAGAAAAGTATATAGCACTTTCAAAGCAATGGCAAAAAGATAATGTAGAAAAAGTTAAAGACTACAGGGTGCAGTATTACCAAGAACATAAAGAAGAATATGAATTAAATATTATAAAATATAAATTAAATAGTGCTAAACATAGAGCAATAAAAAATAATCTTCCGTTTAATATTACGGAACAAGATATTAAAGATGTATGGCCTATAGATAACAAATGTCCTGCTCTTAATATAGAATTTATTATTGGAGGCCGTGACACAATGAATTATGATTCTCCTTCTTTAGATAGAATTATTCCTAGCAAAGGATATATTAAAGGTAATATCCAAATAGTTTCTTCACTGGCTAATGGTATAATGTCTAATGCTACACCAGAACAAGTGCTAAAAGTAGGACAGTACTTTAAGAAGTTAATAGATAATAAGTAGTGTAGTTCTTACGAACACTACTTAGTATCTTATTAGAAAGGAAATAATGTGAGACACAACAACCGTAGATTTGATAAACAATCTTACAAAGAGAACGATGCTAGAGCTAAGAAGGCTATGGTATCATACCTCGAATCAGAAAACTTTACTGATATTATAGATAAAGAAGATTATTATTTTGATGTCTCAGCTAAGAAAGATAAAGGTTATTTTTTTGAAGTTGAGATAAAGAACCAGTGGGGTACTGAATGGCCTGACACATGGAGAGAGGTACGTATACCACAGAGAAAACAAAGACTAATCAATAAGAAGATGAAAGAGTTTCCAGACCATGAGTTATATTTTGTGATCTTCAATACTGATTGTACTCAAGCTTGGTTTATTAAGGACACTACTGTACATAACTCTAGTGTAGGTACAATTCAAAACTCTAGTAGGACAGGTGCGCCACACTTAAAAGAACCTTTCTTTCATATACCTGTAGCAGATGCTAAATTAATTCAAAATATGTGTTGAACATCTCTACAAAGTATGTTATAATTACGAATACAACAAATAGGAGATTGCCCTCAGAACAGTTACAAGCAAAACGTCAAAAACAAATTGTTATAATCTTAATGTTATTATCTTAAAGGAGAAAAATTATGGGTGTTATTTCAGGTCAAGCTTATTGGGCGCATGTTATGGTTCCAAACACAAAGTTCAATCCAGATGGTGAGTATTCAATAGAGATTTGTAATCTCGATGATGCTAACTTAAAGATTGCAGAAGCTGACGGACTTACAATTAAGAATAAGGATGATGAGCGTGGTAACTTCGTTACTCTAAAGCAGTATGCTAAAGATCGTAACGGTACACAACGTGCTATTCCTGTTACAGATTCACAGTTAAAACCTTTTCCAAACGAGAAGCGTATTGGTAATGGTTCAGCAGTGAATGCAAGTTACTTTCCAAAGCCGTACACACAGTATGGTGGTGGAGTTAAAGGCTACTTAAATAAAGTTCAAGTAGTTGATCTTATTGAGTTCACTGGTGGTGATGCACTTACACCTGTTCAAGGTGGGTATGTTGCTAATACTTTGGACGATGATATTCCTTTCGCCTCTTAATGTAAACTAAGGGAGACTTGGGGGTAGGTATGTGTGTATATCTACCCCTATTTTTTAAAACATGAAAAATATTGAAACATTAGTTGAAGATATTTACAGTTTGTTTTCTCTTGATCCAATTAAGATGGATGAAAAGGAAGTAGATAAACATATAGATACCTTTGGAGAGATGCTTAAAGTACATATCAAAGCATTTATGTATGAGAGTCCTAGAACCAGAGGTAATCTTAGACTGTCTGGTATAGGAAAACCTGATAGACAGTTATGGTATGATGTTAATAGTAAGAAAGAGATAGAAGATCTCAAGCCTAGTACACGTATTAAATTTTTATATGGGTATATATTAGAAGAACTTCTTTTACTATGTTCATCTATTGCTGGTCATAAAGTTACTGATCAACAAAAGGAAGTAAGTGTTGAAGGTGTTCTTGGACATCAAGATTCAATGATAGATGATATCCTAGTTGATTGTAAGAGTGCATCAGGATTTGCTTTTAAAAAGTTTAAAGAAAATAATTTAATAAACGATGATCCGTTTGGTTATATAGCACAGATCAGTGCGTATGCACAAGCTAACGGTGTCAACCAAGCAGCTTTTCTTGTCATAGATAAGTCAAGTGGAGAGATATGTCTTACACCTGTACATCAGATGGAGATGATTGATGCTAAAGAAAGAGTTAAATATCTTAAGGGTTTGGTTAGTGAGGGGGATGCTCCTGCTAGGTGTTATAATGCAATACCTGATGGCGAGTCTGGTAATCTTAAGCTTCCCATT